GAATAGAACGCTCAGGGCGCTCCCACTCCTCAGTTTCTGTCGGATGGTCAATGAACATCTCAGTGCCCGCCTTGAACAAAGGCGCAGACGCAGCCAGGTTCTCGGCAGTGTAGATACCACTCGACCCCTGGCCGGGTACAATAATGCGGATGCGATACTTTCCGTCGCCGAGAGAATTAGGCTCAGGCGAAAAAGACTCATGCAGCTTATGCATTAGTACTCCTATTCCTATTGTCGTTTGTACCATCAGATAGGGGCCCGACACCTGTCGCACGCCCGTCCTTGGTCTCGTCATCACTCTTCGTCGTTGTCGAGTCCTCTTCCTTACCCTCATCTTCAGAAGGCAACTCAGGCAAATCTTCCAACGGCAAAGACCCGGCAATCTTCAACAATTGCAGCACACCGGAGCGCATTTCAACCTGATGCAAAGCACCGTTCTGATATGCAAGAGTCAGAGATTGAATGCGGCGATGCGTCTGGTCATTGTTAATCGAACCGTACTCAACGTTGATCTTAATGCCGAGAGCCTGCGCAACCTCATTGAGCATGTCGATATGCAACTGACGACGTAGCTCCAACGCCTTGAAGGTCGGGTCTTCCAGAGCAGTCTCAGCTCCCTGTCGGCCACCAGCAGAACCATCCGTCAACAGCACCGACAGAGGGATGTCGAGAGCAGCCGACACCATAGCCGCAAGAGGCGTGCCAGCAGAGAAATCGACGCCAGCACCGGCCTTCGTAATCGCCTGAATGTCCTGACCAGCCCCAATCGAGGCAGTGCCGCCGACACCCATGCCAGCCATGCGCGCCGTCACAGCCTGCTGCTGCTTAGCGTTCACAGACTTCGCTTTGAAAGCCAGACGCGACAAGGACTTCTGCATCATGCGTGCAATTTCCAGATGCTCCTTGTAGGCCTGAGCATAATTTAACGCACCCATAAGGTCCGGCTTGCCGTAATGCTCAGCACTTAGCCGGTTTACCGTCGTATACACAGCAGTCAGACTGTGATTCACCTTGTAGTTCGCGGCATTAATCGTCACGCCCGTGTGATCCCACAGCATGTACCACTGAGGGTCCCCCGTAGTCGCAGGATTAATAAGCAGTGCAACGACATCCCCGGTCACATCATCAGCGGCAACACCACCAAGACGCATCAAAGGGATAGGCATGACCGTCTTCGTCGTCTTATCGACAAGGTAGATAACACAGCCATCCGTGTTGAACGCCTGCTCATCACGGACACGGGCCTGCACGCTAAAGCACTGCTTCGCGTTCTCATCAATCACCTTACGCGCGGGCCTCGTCAAACCTTTGTAGACAACCGGGTCCCCCCACATATAGGCGTTGCGGACGACAAGCCCGCGTTTAACAATCGGATTCAGCGTGGCCAAGCGACGTGCGCGTGCTGAGTGATCACGGATCACATCAAGAGTAATCAGGGAATCTACACCTTCGACAGCAGACAAGGACAACCACCCAATGTCCTCCTGTCGAAGCCTTGCAAGGGACTCAGAATAAGCCCCCAAAGCCTCGGTAAGTTTCTGCTCGTACTTCATAAACTAAGCCTATCACGCAATAAAGTAAGCCAATTCATCCTCAAACATGAAGTCCGAGAAGTCCTCAGCACTCAACAAATCATCAGGTGAGAAATATTGGCCTTCTGAATCACCCGCCATGATGGCGTCAATATTCTGATAGGCATAAATGACAGCGTCAAGAACGTCAGGAGACTTAATGCCGCGCTTACGCATATTCTCTTTCGACTCAATGAGCAGCGCGGACCCACGGTACTCATATTTGATCGATGCAATCTCGTTATGCAGCTCGTCGTCGTCAGGAAGATACACTCTTCCATCAGCGACAGCCTTGGCAAACTGGTCGTACATGGCTGCACGGTAGTTGTACCACTTCGTGCTATCACCTGACTTCGCGTTACCATGAATGCCGACGACGGAAATGGTTGGCGGCACGAAGTTGTAGATGCTGTCGAGTACAGACGCACCGACACCAATAGCGTCGATACGAATCTCGACAGCCCCCATCTCCACGGCCAGTTCGCCGACCTTACGAGCAAGTTCAGGACCATTCAATCCCTGGTAGCGCCCATGAATCTTGATGTAGCCACCCTGGTTCGACACAATCACCGAGCTGTCGGAACCATAACGGGCAACGTCAACACCAATGGTGATCGGCATGCCCTCATCCGGCTCGGAGGTGTCGTAGGCTTCCATGGACTGCATGACGCGCCCCATGTTGAACAGGCCGTCGTCAGACACGTCAGGGAACTCGCCAAGGACACGTGCGACAAAGCGGGGGTCATCCTCGCCCCATTCCTTCTTACGCGCCTCAACCCAGTCAACCTGCACAAGACGTGTCGCAACTTCGACGGGTACGACTTCGCCCGTGAAGTTAGGCGTGTCGTATGCTCCGAACTGGATGATGTTCCACGAGCGTTCCTCTGGCTTCAGGCGCATTTCGCGCTTGTAGACCTCGGCCATGTAGCACGATGGGTCATTCGGGTTAGCAATGGCCAGGATGCGTGCAAACTTGTTCGTCGTGATGGCGTCGGCTGCGGTGAAGATTTCCTTGGAGATGCCTCCGGCCTCATCCATAATCACGAGGACATACTGGTCGTGGACACCCTGGAAGCCGGACTCGTCCTTATCGTCCGGCTTCATTCCGAAGGCGATAGGGTCTTGTCGATCTCCCATCTTCCACGTTGCGTCCGCGTTGACCTTGCCACCGATGCTAGCGTCAGCCTTGACTCGGGGAATTTCTTTCCACAGGACGTTGCGAACCTGTTTCCAGTTTGTTGCCGTGGTGACGACTGTCGTGTCATCGATAGGGTGGGTGTCTACCCACCAGTTGACGAGGGTGGCTGAGAGTCGGCTGTTATGGGTTGGCACCATGTGCTCGCCCACGAGATACATGTGCGAGGGCGAATCGACCTCAATACACTGAGTCGGCTCAGTCGGCACTGGCACGACATCGACAATGGTGCGAACAGTCTTGCGCGAAGCCTGAGCGTCCTGTTCTGGGCGTTCAAGGCTCTTCACAGAACCGGGTGTGAACGGGTCGAACGTAGGGTTGAATACCATACGCCAGCGGGGGCCGACATCCTCACCATTCAGGTACGTCCGCTCCTTAGAGACCGTGCAGCGCACACCAAGGGAACGAACCAGCTCGACAACACCGAGTGCCAACTGTTCGTTCATGAAGTCAACACCGACACAAGTTGTCGCCTTTGTGCCAGTATTGAAGCCGTCAGTGTCCATGAGGCCACGCAGGAGACCAATCCTCTGCTCGATGGACGCACGCAGATACGTCTGTGGAATGTGCTTGTTGTTCAGCACACCAAGCTCACGCAGCTTGCCAGCATATCCCTGATGTGTGAAGGCAAGATGCTCAGCATTATCCGAGTGATAGTAACGGTCATACAGACTAATGCCCTTAGAAGCGAACACATCCTTAATGTGCTGCTTTCGAGCACCAATCGTAATCTCAGGGCTATTTGAGTTCCCATCACCGAGCCACACACCAAGAACGTAGGGGTCAATCAGCAGATCAGCTTCTTGTCCGACAATGGGCGCGTTAATCGGAACGTAATGGTTAGCCTGGTTCTGCTTACCGTGATGCAGTGACGACATGATCTCCCGAGTCTCACGGGTACGACCATAAGACCAGCCGTTACGCCAATCACCCTCAATACGCTTGCGGGCACGACGCGCTTCATTGAAGTCGAGAGTCACCCACTCATGGGCTTCTGGGCAGATAACCTCAGCACCGTCATTGAACACCACCTTAACCAGTGGAATGTTCCACACAGGCGATTTAGCAACAACCTTAGTGGGCTTACCATGCTCGTCAAGGACATAGTCGCCAACGCGAAGTTCACCGATTGTCGTCCAGCCAGTAGGAGTAGGTACAATTTCTACCACTCGGTTGGCCTTGCCTACCCCGTTGCCAGTGACAACCAGCGTCTTTTGATGTTCGACAACAGACTGTGAAACTTCGCGCTGCTTAGACCACATGAACAAACCGTGGTCCTCAGCCCACTTCGCAGGGTTATTGCGCCACACTTCAAGACGCTGAGCGTCAGAAAACTTGCGTGCGACAGCACCGAAAGGTAGCATCAGTCACCCTCCATCTCGACAGTAGCTTCAAGCAACGCCGCAGGCTTATTCACAGCCTGAGAGAACCAGTCAGCCTTGTTCGTCTCCAAGGTGCGCTTCGCCTCAGTGGACAAATGAGGATACACAAGTGCCGTGTACTCTTCGAGCACCTGGTTGGTGAACGACAGCATGACTGCTACCTGCTTCTCCTCGATCACCCGAATCTCATGTGTCACGGTCTGTCGCTTCAGGTTGGCAACCTCAGAGATTTCACGCAAGACCGCAAGAAGACCCTGAATGTTCGCACCCCAATTGCCCTTATCATCAGCAAGACCGAACATCTCAATCTGCGAGTAGGCCATGTCAACAAGTGCATCAAGGCGGTCAAGCTGCTTGATACGCATGTTACGAGGTGAGAGTTCCTGTCGGCTGTCGTAATACGCCTGCTCGATAATAAACAGCTCGTCCGACGTAAAGCCTGTCGCCTCAATGATCTTGTTACGATCAGCGCCACGCTTCAGCAACGACAAGGCGGCATCTCGCCGCCCCTTCACTCCTGGGTCATCACTCGTCAAAAGCGTCCGAGATTCGCTCATTGAACTCACGAATAACCCCCTCAATAGTCTTCTGGAACTTATGATCCAGGTATGCGTACATGCCAGTCATGCCAACAATCAAGCCGACAAACACACCAATAAGAAATGACATTAATCCTCCTTAGGAAGTGAAGGTAGCTCCTCTATACTCACGCCTGAATTTAAAGCGACAACACGGACAGCATAAGCATGCTCTCTCCATACCAGTACTTGCCTGCGGAGATGGGACTCAAGATTATCCCGAGCCTCTTTAGTTTCTTGGGCCTTCTTATATCGTTCGACACAGAGGTCGATGATGGCTTTGGCGAGAAGTCCCAGACCAGAGCACATTACCCCAACAATTGCTGTATTCAATGGTGCTCCTAGTTGTTGATGGCCGCCAAGTACTCCTTGCGGGTCCTGATGTATTTCTCTTCAGCCCTTTCCAGTTCTGTCTTTGGCAAGACGCCAGGGCGATACGAGTAAGGCCATACCCGCAAAGCCCTAGCTAGGAAAAACAAGCTGATAATTACCGATAAGATAATAACATGCAAAGGCCACCTGACATGGGCCGTTGGAAGCAGCAACTCGTCAATTGAAATCAACAGCATACCAACAACTGCTAACAGTGCCGCAGGACCTTCTAGCCACCAACTACCCTTCCACGCGGAAGGCGCACCAAGGATCCCCGACACCAACATGATGACACCAGCCATGATAACAACACACGGCAGGTTACCTGCGCGCAAAAGAAACATGACGCCAGTAGCAGAGATAAGACAATAGATCACCACCATCACCCCTGTTACTGAACGAGGTTCTTCCATCGTGCTAAATAAGTTCTTCATAGCAATAGTATAAATGGCCGCCCCACTAAATAGTGTGAGGCGGTCATTTACAATCATGGATGAACGACACTTGGTACCGACGCCATCAAGCCTGTAGCGCCCCTAGCGAGGGCTATATCGGCCTGTTGCTGAGTCGTAATGATGTGTGCAATCAAAGGCTTGCCCGTCGCCTTGAGAGTGTCCCACACGCCCTGCTCAGCATTCCATTCCATGCCCAGCACATCCCAGCTCGACAGGTCCGCGCCTGCAACCTCATTCGGGTACATCATGCACATGCTCTTGTACCCCTTCGCCTTCGCACGCTCCGACACACCGCCATTCACAAACTGCTTGATCAGCACCCGATCCTTCGCATTCGGAATGGTATCGAGATAATCGAACAGCTCCTTCTCAGAGTCCATATCCCCCTGTGAACCAGTTGGCTTACTAGACGTCACCTTATGGTCGATAGCCAACACAACGTCGTCGCCAACCTGATTGATAACGTCAGTGAGCCTCATGAAACCACCAGACGTCTGCTGCAGGCCGGACAGTACAGACCAGGGTGTGTTCCAGATCTGATAGTCCGTACCCGGCACTGTACGGGTCGTCACCCAATCGTGGATCAGCACGAACTCGCCAGTCGCACAGCGACGCACCGACAGCTCCAAGGCCTTAAATCCGGCCCTCAATGACTCTGTAAGGCCCTTTTGAGTGAACTCCGGGTACTCGGTACCGCCCAACCTGTGCGCCACGTAGAACGGCTTAGAGGCCAGGAAACGATCAATGACACTGCCAGTCGGCACAGGCACAGGCTTCGACACCATGCGAGTGCCAGCCACCCACCTGTCGCCACCGGAATCACGAACCCACATCGTGCCACGCACGTCACCACCAGCGCGACGCAACCACAGATTAGGCACCGGGAATCACCACCTGAACACCAAGACCATTCGTCGCCTGAGCGTTCGGATACGTGAACGTAGCGTCCGTGTCACCCTTACCCTGCGCAACCGCCACCGTCTGGAAGTTAGAGCCAGACTGAGCCGCGAAGTCCACAAGCTCCCAGCCTTCGCTTAGTGTGATCTGGCTACGAGTCTCATCAGACGCCGTGCGCTCGAACGCGTACGCGAACACAAGACCCGTGCCCGTCGCCTTCGGGGCCGTGACCGTTATGGTCTCCTTCGGGTCCTTTGTCCGATCCTTCGTGCTACCTGCCGTAGGCGTGCCACCACCGCGCACCGACACAGCAGCATACCCTGCCTCGACAGCCTTGGC